TAGATGAGTGGACAACAAGTGAGTTTATAAGTGCCATAGATGATTATGGTATCGACCTAGACATAAGAGGTAGCCACATAGATCAATTATGTATGGCAATAAAAAAGGAGAGAGATAATGAGTTATGAATGGGGTTATATTTATGGCGATGAGTGTGATGAGTTATGGGAACACTTCGATATGCCAAACAGAAACAGAGATGACCGAATGGTAGTAAAACTACTCGATTTTCAATCTAAAGAAGAATATGAGGAGACAGATAATGAGTGTAAGTGAAGAAAGAATAATAGAAGAAAGATATCAAAGTGCGATTGATGACATCACAAACATGACAGTCGATCAGTTTGAAACTTTGTGCGAAGAAGAGGGTATCAAGGATATAGTGCCAAATATTGATGACGCTATTGATATTATTGCAACTAGGTGGGCTAATGGGAGTAGAGCATGAGCTATTCAAACCAATTCCTAGAGGATAATCAAGATTCAATCAATGAAGAATGGTATAAATATTGCCATGAGATACAAGAAGTTAGGCGAAAATATGGTATGCCTGATCTAGTGTTTACGCCAAATGATAAGGAAAGATTCGCCATAAGTTACATAGAGAGCCATATAAATTAGTTTCATATAACGCAAGGACATGGACGTCCACTCATTCAATCCTAGTCGTTCATTCAATCAGTCAGTCAATCCTAGTCGTTCTTATTCAATCCAAGAAGTAAAGGACCTAGCATAATTCAATCTAAAAATCTTTAGAATTAAATAATATTAATTAAATTCATGAGATAAAAATAAATTTGATATATACAAATATATGACTATAATTAAGGGTAACTAACAAATATAAGAGGGTTATATATGAATATAGAAAATATACAAAATAGAATCTTGGAAATAAATAGAATATTAAATAACAAAGATTGGTCAAAAATAGATAGCCATTCTTTAATAATAGAAAGAAATGAAAAACAATTTTTGATTGATAAACAAAATATCTATGTGCCTTTAAAAGGTGATAACAAGTATTACAATGCTTTTCAATGTAGAAAATTTTCCGAATACATTAAAAAGAATGGTTTTGACAATTATGCACCGAGCAAGATAGATGATATTCATTTTAGAAAACATAGCATCACAATAAAGTTAAAATCTTCTGCTGAAACAGACATTAAAAGATTTGAAACAGCAAAGGAAATGTTTAGCTTTGTTCAAGGTTTTAATGAATGTGTCAGTCAATTAGAGATGTAACAATGAACATATTAGACATAATAAAAGGGTTACTAGGTGCAATTATTGGAACGTGTATATTATATTTTTTAATGATTGCACTTGTACAAATAGATATATTATTAAACTTTTAGAGAGGTAAAAAACAATGAAAGAAATAAGAATTATTAACAATAACAAGTACATTATTGAATTTAAAAACAAGGGCATTGATTGGTATTATAAAGTTACTACTACTAAAAATTACAAGACAATATCTGAAAAATTTAAATATAAAGATGAATTAATTAAACATATAGAGAGGTAAAAAATGTCATATTCAAAAGAATACGAGGAAATTTGCAAAAAAGAAAATGTTGAAGATTTAGAATTAGAATATGTAAGTGGAGATTGTATAACTTACGAAGTCTATTATAGCCCTGTTACTAAAAAAGAGTATGAAATAGAGTTAGTTTTAGATGATGCTAGAAAATGGGATACCTTAAAAGAAACTGAATAAATTAAACATATAGAGGGTTAAATAATGATAATAGATAAAAAATTAATAAAAAAAATAAATGATGTAAAACAAGCTTTTAGTCATTTTGCTGATTCATTGCCTGAATCAGACTTAGAAAGTGTAATTATTAGAGATTGGGAAGATGTTATAGATGAATTAGAAAATGTTAACGCTGAAATAAATTTATTAGAACAAATAGCAAAAGAATTATCTATAAAGGGCTAAACAATGAATAATTACGAAATAATATTAGAAATATGGGCATTTACTTTTATTTTTGTATTAGGTTTGTTCCTTTATGGAATGGCTATTTACTTAAAGACAATAAATGAAAATGAGATGAGCTTTTGCAAGTGGATATTAACATTGCCATTAATTTGCATAAGTATATTAATAATGACTAGATATTAGATCATAACCACATAATAAAGAGCCATTAAAATGTAATGGCTTTTTTTTATTGTCTAGTCTAATAAAAAATATCGCTAATATCTGGCTAATATCAGACTGTAAGAAATCGCCAAAAGGTCCGTAAGTAAGGGCTATTCATCTACTAATAAGTAATAACAACATATAGAGCAATATATTATATATATCATTTGTCTTTATGGATTGATTATAGAATTATCTAGCATACAGAATAAACGTTCCTATGTGCACACTATACGCCTAAAATAAATCTAGTATACTTTAGTATCAGATATATTATTACTAGCCATAACAAGCCATATAGAATGAATGAGTACGCGTTATTGGTACGCGTTTCTGAGAGAACAGGCAACCCCCCACGCGTTGGTACTAATTATTGTGTAGTCCCCTCCATATTCTCTTGGGAGATATAGAGTGTATATACGATAACACTACATGTGCCGATTCAATCTAACAAAAACACAAGATAGGGTTGTTTTTAGAAAAAAAATGACTACAATGGGAGGTGGATAACTATGTCTACTGAAAACCAAAGAATAGAAGAAATCATATCCACCCTAAAGACTCGCCAACAGACCAATAGATTAAACTATTATGTACCTTATAGGTTTCAGTCTAGTTTCCATGAAAGTGGGGCAGATGCAAACCAAAGGTTATTGATGGCAGCAAACAGGGTAGGCAAGTCCTATGTAGGGGCTATGGAGATGGCTATCCATTTAACAGGTCTTTATCCTAAGTGGTGGAAAGGCAAAAGATTCAAAGAGCCCATAAAAGCATGGGTATGTGGGGCTAGTAATGAAACCACAAGAGATATCTGCCAAAAAGAATTGTTCGGGCAACCAGACAACCCAAGAGATAAGGGAAAAGGATCTATTCCTAAACATCTCATTGGTGAGACGACAAGAAAACCTGGAGTGCCAAACGCACATTCCTCCGTTCTTGTAAAACACAAATCAGGTGGGTGGTCTCGTGTTGCCTTCAAAGCTTATGAAATGGGTGCTGAAAAATTTATGGGGGAGTCGATTGATCTTGTATGGCTCGATGAAGAACCTCCACAAGACATCTATTCACAATGTATAACCCGTACATTAGACAGGAGAGGACAGGTTTATCTTACCTTTACGCCTGAATCAGGGGTTACAGAGGTCGTACAGAATTTTACAAGTGATCTAAAGCCACAACAGGCATTGATTACAGCAGGTTGGGAAGATGCAGAACATCTAACTGACGATATGAAAACACAGATTTTACAAGCCCTACCACCTCATGAGCGAGATATGAGGTCAAAAGGCATACCAATGATTGGAAGTGGCCTTGTTTTTCCTATAGACGAGGACAACTTGACCTGTGAGCCCTTTACGATACCCCCACATTACCCTCGTATCGCAGGTCTTGATTTTGGATATGACCATCCTACAGCAGTAGTTTGGTTAGCATGGGATAGAGATAAGGATATCGTGTATGTTTATGATTGCTATAAGATGAGCAAACAGATACCGAGTTATCACGCAAGTCATATCAATGAACGGGAAGGTAGCGACTACATACCGATAGTATGGCCACATGATGGTTATCAGCATGATAAGGGCTCGGGTATCACTCTTGCCGAGCAATATAGAGATGCTTACGTTAATATGCTGCCTTTCCACTTTGAGAACCCACCTGCACTAGGTGAGAAAAAAGGTGGCAATAGTGTAGAAGCAGGGCTTATGGAGATGCTCGATAGAATGGAGCATGGACGATTTAAAGTATTTAATACCCTTTATGACTGGTTTGAGGAGTATCGAATGTATCATCGTAAAGATGGAAAGCTAGTCAAACTCAAAGATGATCTTATGTCTGCTACACGCTATGCAACCATGAGTCTAAGACACAGTACAACAAAGAATTCAAGATGGAATACAAAAGGCACATTAGGACCTGATGTAGCCATCGTTTAGGAGATATCATGGCAAAAAATGTAAAAGAGTATTTTAAAATAACAGATAAAGAATGGAGCAGAACTTCGCCTGAAATCAGAACTAAAAAAATACAACAATACAACAAAATAAAAAGAAAAGAAGCAATACAGGGTATGGAAAATATTAGAAAAGATTTAAGAAGCGACACTCAATTAAACACCTATGGTGATAGCAGGTTATTTAAAGGTGATGTTAAAGAAACTTTAGAAAAAGCAGGATTAAAAATTAAAAGAGTAAGAAATAAATAAATGGCAAAAATGACCAATGATGAACTTGCATCGAAACTAAGCAACGAAATAGAATCTGCTACAGGAAACTTCAATACAGAACTCTCTGAACAAAGAGAACAGTCTATGAAGTATTATCTTGGCGAACCTTTTGGCAACGAGATAGAAGGCAGGTCAGAAATCGTTACAACTGATGTAAGAGATACTATCGAATACATAATGCCATCATTGATGCGTATATTTACGACTCATAACAATGTAGCAGAGTTTGAGCCTGAAGGGCCAGAAGATGTCCAAATGGCACAACAGGCAACCGATTATGTCAATTATGTATTTAATCGCCAAAATAACGGCTTTAAGGTCCTCTATGATGTGTTTAAAGACGCACTTATATCCAAGACTGGTATCGTTAAGCATTATTGGGAAGAAAAAACAGAGGTATCAACAGAGAATTATACCAATCTTACAGAGATTGAGTACCAATCTATACTAGCTAATGATGACATGGAAGTTATCGAGCATACTGAGACTGTCGTACAAAAAGCAGTTACAGATGATTTCGGTAATCTTATTAGCCCAAAAGTTGTAGAGCATGATGTTAAGGTCAAAAAAACCAAAGATAATGGACAGGTAAGAGTTGTATCTGTACCACCAGAAGAATTTTTAGTATCAAGAAGGTCTACATCTATAGAAGATGCTAGTTTTGTATGCCATAGAGTAAAGAAAACAGTATCTGATTTAATTTTAGAAGGATATGATCCTGCTGTTGTAGAAGAACTACCTACATACACAATAAACAATGCTGAGTATGATGAGGAGAGAATTGCAAGATTTAGCTTTGATGATGACTCAGTACCTGCCGATGAGGGCGAAGGACCATCAAGAAAGGTTTGGTTAGAAGAATGTTATATACATCTTGACTATGATGGAGATGGTATAGCAGAACTTAGAAAGATTACTAAAGGTGGTAATATAATATTAGACAATGAGGAAATAGACTCAGTTCCTTTCTCAACAATCTGTCCACTACCGATACCACATAAGTTTCATGGCATGTCTATTGCAGATACAGTACAAGATATACAGCTAATTAAATCTACTATCATGCGTAATTTGTTAGACAACATGTATCTAACTAACAATGCAAGATATGCAGTATTAGCAGGACAAGTAGAATTAGATGATTTACTTTCATCAAAACCTGGTGGAATCGTAAGAATGAGAGCACCTGGTGCAGTTACAGCACTTCCAACACCACAAATACAACCTTATGCGTTCCAAATGGTTCAGTATTTAGATGGTATTAGAGAAGAAAGAAGTGGCGTATCTAAAATGTCGCAAGGATTAAATCCTGATGTATTAACATCTCATGTAACTTCAGGTGCAATCTCAGCAGCAACAGAGTCAGCTATGCAAAGAATAGAGTTAATTGCTCGTATATTTGCTGAAACTGGCATAAAAGACTTATTTAGAAACATATATTCATTAATACAAAGATACGAAAACAGACAAAAAATGGCGTATTTAAACGGCAAATTTGTACCTATTGATGTATCTAAATGGAAAGAAAAGCTAAATTGTACTGTAAATGTTGGCGTTGGATCAGGAAGTCAAAACTCTAAGATGCAAACTATGTCAGGGATTATGACAATACTACAAACAGTAGTACAAAATGGTGGTATGGGAAGTTTAGTTACACCTCAGAATCTTTATAATGCTATTAGTGAATTTATAACACAATCTGGATATAAAAATTCAGACATGTTTATATCTAATCCACAGATGATGCCACCACAACAACCACCAGAGCCATCATTAGATGAGAAGGTTGCTGCACAAAAAGCACAAGTTGAATTACAAAAATTACAATTACAAGCTCAAGAACTAGAAATAGACACGCAACTAAAAGCACAAGAACTCAAACTTAAACAAGAAGAAGCTGCTGTTGATCTAGCATTGAAGCAACAAGAACTGCAAATTAAAAAATCTCAATTAGAACTTAACGAACAAGAACTTGCTCTTGAAGCAGTACAAAATAGACCTGTAGGCATAGGACCGACATAATGGCTTATCCTAAGTTTAAACCTGATTACAAAGGACAAAGCAGGACTAAACTTATATCAAAAAAGATAAAGGTTTTAAAAAAGGAAGGGAAGCCACAGAAACAAGCAGTAGCTATGGCACTCAATATGTACCCAAAACGTAAGAGGTTGCCACTAGCATGAATGATAAGGATATCAAAACAGAAATAGAATTACTTAAACAAGAAGTAAATATAATTAAAACAAACCATTTGTCGCACATGGCAAAAGATATTGATGATTTAATGATAGAAGTTAAAAGTATAAAGACTGAAGTTTTTAAATTTAAGTATGTAGCTTATGGTGCAATAGTTGTGTTTGTCTTAATGAGTGATAAATTTAACGACATACTGAGGTTGATATAATGTACGGCAAACCAATGAAAAAAGGAAAAAAGAAAAAAAGAGGTAAGTGCTAATGACTTTGACCATTAGGCAAAGAAAAGCATTAACCAAACATAAGAAACACCATACTGTAAGACACATGTCTGAAATGAAAAAACACATGAATAAAGGCAAAACTTTTACAGAAGCACATAAATTAGCTATGAGGAAAGTAGGAAAATGATGAAGAAGAAGAAAACATTTCCTGATTTAAACAAAGACGGAAAAATAACTTATGCAGATATTTTAAAAGGCAGAGGTATTGAAGAAGGAGTTTTTAAAAAAGATAAAACAAAAAGGAAAAATTAATGGCTAAACTATGTGCTAAAGGCAAGGCAGCAGCTAAAAGAAAGTTCAAAGTTTATCCAAGTGCATACGCTAATATGTACGCATCAGGGGTTTGTTCAGGCAGAATAAAACCTAAAGCAAAAAAAGCAAAAGGTGTAAAACGTGGCAAAAAAAGGGCTTAGAGAATGGGTACAAGAAAAATGGGTAGATATTGGAGCACCTAAAAAGAAAGGTAAATATCAACCATGTGGCAGGTCAAAAGGATCAGGTCGTGCTTATCCTAAATGTGTACCATTAGCTAAAGCCAGAAGAATGTCATCAGCACAAAAAGCATCTGCTGTTTCTAGAAAACGAGCTAAACCACAAGGAGTGGGAGGAAAACCAACAAATGTCTCAACCTTCAAAAAAAGAAGAAGGACAAAAGCGTAGTAAGTATTACGAGTCTAGGTACGACCATTACATTTCTATGGGTTATAGCAATGGGCAATCTTCTAAGTTAGCACATGCAGACTTAGCAAAACAATTTAAACAAAAGAATCCAACTATAGATAAATTAAAACAGATTTGAAAAATATAGAATTACAAACATTATGTTTAAAACACCGACTTTCTGTCGAGGACATATTCAGGAGTACAGGGCATAAGCCCAATGATATTCGTGGATGGTTATCAGGCAAAAGAAAGATTCCAGACTGGTTAACAGAAGAATCTTTAACAAAAAAAAGCGATTAACTACACCTGCGAAAGCAGATAGAATCCAGGAGATAAAAATGGTAGACAAAGAAAAACAAGTAAAAGAAGGTCAAGATGCAAAAAGATTACTCGAAGATCCTTTATTAATAAAGTCTTATGAAGTAATACAAAATGACATCTTCCAGAAATGGATAAGAACAGACATAGGTGAGACAGAGGTTAGAGAATCTTTATATCATTCACTTAGAGGTGTTTTGACAGCACAAAATGTTTTAGTGAACACAATGGAGAATGGTAAAATTCTCGAAGAAGAAAGAAAGGGAGGTAGCTAATCATGGCTAAAGAAGATATCCCTATACAAGAATCCACACAAGGTGGCGTTCCTGTTACTGATGTAGTGTCAGCACAGAGAGCAATACAACAAAGTCTAATGGGAACTCCTAAAGAGCAAACCCCAGAAGATGAAGTTGAAACAGAAGCAACGGAAGAAGTTTCTGCACAGGACATGGAGTCCGAATCAGTACAAACAGAAGTAGAAAATCCTGATGGATTAACTGCTGATGACTTAGTAGACGATACCCAAGAAGGAGTAAACGAGACACCTGGCACATACACCATCAAAGTAGATGGTAAAGATGTAGAGGTTACCCTTGATGAGCTTCAGGCAGGTTATAGTAGACAAGCTGATTACACAAGAAAAAGTCAAGTATTGGCAGAGCAACGCAAAAAAGCTGAAGAAGAATTAGCTGCGACTCAACAAGAAAGACAGCGTTACGTATCACAACTTGAACAATTTACAGCACAAGCTGATTCTAAGTTAGATGAACTTAAATCAACTGACTGGACTAAACTCAAGGAAGAAGATCCAACTGAATATATGTTAAAAAGAGATCAGTACAGGGAACTTCAGGAAAACAAAAGAACTGTAGAAGAAGAACAAAAAAATCTTCAATACAAATCACAACAAGAGCAACAAGCTAAATGGCAAGAAGAACTTGTCAGACAGCAAGAAATTATGGCTCAAAGACTTCCAGAATGGAATGATCCTACTAAAGGAACAAAACTTAAACAAGATATTAAGTCTTTTGCTTTAAAAACAGGATTTTCTGAACAAGAAGTTGATAGCTTAATTGATGCAAGGTCTGTTGATGTACTTCATAAAGCCATGTTGTATGATAATCTTTTGGCAGCTAAGATTTCTAATAAGAAAGCTAAAGTTGTACCTAAAGTTACAAGACCTGGTTCTCCTCCAACAAAAGGTGAAATCTCAAGTGATAAAGTTAAGGCACAAAGAGCAAGGTTAAAGAAAACAGGACGTGTAAAGGATGCTACAAGCGTTATAGAAAGTCTTATGAATTCTTAACCAATACATAACTTTTTTACAAAGGTAATCAAATGGCAATATATACAAACTCTTATGAGACTTTTGATAGTAACAATAAGAGAGAAGACTTGGCGAATGTTATTTACAACATTTCTCCAACAGAAACACCATTTATGTCTAGTATCGGTACTGCTTCGGCTAACGGAACAAAACACGAATGGCAAACAGATAGTTTAGCAGCAGCAGCAGCTAACTTAGTAATAGAGGGAGACGATTCTCCTAATAGAGCACTTACAGCAACATCAAGACTACTTAACCACACACAGATTTCTACAAAACCTGTAGTAGTTACTGGTACTCAAGAAGTTGTTAATAAAGCAGGTGTTACATCTGAAATGGCTTACCAAATCGCAAAAGCAGGTAAAGAACTGAAACGTGATATGGAACTAGACATGACAGGTAAACAAGAAGCAGCAGCAGGTTCTTCAGGCACAGGTCGTGCTTCAAG